GGGCGCTTCTTGGTGGATTTCTCCACCTGCCGGAGCCGTTGCAGCCGCGTTTCCCCCTTTTCATCAGGGGTGTGCATTCGGAAAACCCACTCCGCGGCTGCACGCGCCTGCTCCTCAAGAGCTTTTGTAGTTGGCCTCGTCGTCGCCGATGGCGCCCAGCAGGCCCATGCGGATCACCCGCAGGTTCGGGTTGCCGAGGACCGCCAGGGCGTTCTCCGTGGTCAGGGGGAGATCGGCGCCGTTGGCCTGGGCGTTCCAGCGGATCATGCGGGCCGCGAGGTAGGCGTTGGTGATGTCCTTCGCGGCGCCGCCCTTCAGGCCCTTGATGCCGGCGGTGGTGAGGGCGTCGTCGCGCTCGCGTTCGGCCTTGTTGGTCTGCTCGTGGGCAGGGCCGGAGAGTTCGATCTCCAGCCCATCCAGGAAGGACTCTTCGAACTTTTTGACGATGGTGGGGACGGCCTTGATGGCGAAAAGGTCCACGGGCTTGCTCCTTACGGGATGCGGGTGACTTTCAGGGCGGTGTTGGTGGCGTCGGCGTAGGACTCGAATTCCACGGAGACGCTGACCATGCCGTCGTCCTGGGAAGGCGCGCCGAACTTGGTGATGCGGCAGTTCGAGAGGTCGAGCGTGTAGCTGGTGGTGGTTCCGTTGCCGAGGTTGATTTGCAGAACGACCGCGTTCTCCGCGCTGAAATCGGTGTAGAGCTCGTAGCTGTCGAAGTAGAGATCTAGAGAACCGCTGACCTTCAGGGTTCCCATAGCCAGGTCGTAGAGGTTCTTGTTGCCGACGACCTTGGCCTGCTGGAAGTTGTTCACGCCCTTGAGCGAGAACGCGGTGACCGTGCCGATGGTCACGCCGCCCTTCTTGATCGAACCGTCCCAGGTGGTGGCGATGGCGTTCGTATTCGCCGCGGTGGTGCCGGTCCAGATCGTGGCCCCGGTGGGATCCGCGCAGGTGGCGGCGATGAGGCCGAACTTGACCATCACCTTGTCGTCGGCCTTGCCGCTGATTTCGAAGTTGTCCACCACCACGCCCTTGAAGGCGAAAGAGTAGGTGTTGACCTTGGAGAGGCGTTCAAAAGTGAACGATTTCCGGGTGGTGCCGATCTTGAGGACGTTGGTTGTCCAGGTGCCGCCCAGGGCCGCTTCCAGGAAATCGTCAAACGTTCCGTAGCTCAGTTCCCCGCTCAGGTCGCCGGTCCCGACGATGACGCCGCCCCGACCCGCCGCTTCCTGGCGGTCGGTGCGGAGTTCATTGCTGGACAGGTAGTTGCGATCCCCTGTCAGGGTGCATCCGACGTTGCGGATGATCTTCCCGGTGGGAGTCGCGGGCGTGACGTTGAACGTGACTTCGGCGATGTAGGCCCATTGAGCCTGATTCCCCGTTTCTACGGCCATGGTTCACCTCAAAGGGCGATGAATCGGATTGACACAGGCCAGTGGCACCAGTCGATTTCCTGGAGCATCGGCGCGGGAACGGGGACCGAACACTGCAAGCGCAGTCCCGATCCAGAGAGAAGCGTGTCGAAGTGCGCGCAGATGGCATCCACCGCCTGGAGGCCAGGGGCGATGCCGAGCGGGTCAATTGCGGGCGCGTAAACCGAGACCTGGTAGATGCCCTCTTCGTGTCGGTCTCCACCGATGCCGATTCCGCCGCTGACCTTCTGCGGCATGAAGTGCGGCGCATACCAGATCTTCCCGGTGGGCGGATCGAACTTCTTGTTGGGCACGGAAAGGCAGTCCGGAGTCAGCCCGGGCAGGCCCATGAGGCGGGCATCAAGCAACGCACGGCAGGCGTTCCAGCGGCTCATCGCGCCACCTCTGACACGACGCGGTTCACGGTTTCCTGCCAGCGGGCCACGGTGGAGCGGCACCATCCGTTCGGCGCCTGCCGCTTGGAGTGGCCGTATTCAAGAGGGAGGATGTAGGGCAGATTGTTGAAGATGTAGAACACCCCGCCCGCACGAAGGTTGGAAGCGAATGCCGAGGCACGGCCAAGGCTCGGACTCCCGCTAGGGGCCGTGGATGCGTCGGTATCGCCGGTCTGGCTTGCTCCGAAATACCAATTGGAGCGAGCGTGCCCAGTATCCACTGGAGTGCCCTTGATGATCTGGCTGCCCATGTCCAGGCAGACCTTGCGGACGACCGTATCCATGCGAATCCCGGTCTTGCGGGCGAAGTCGCGCAGGTTGCCGCCGAAGCTCATCGCTTCACCAGTAGGGCGAACAGGACCGGCGTCTCACCGTAGAAGGTCGGTTGCGAGAGCTTCACAGTGTAGGGCACATTGCGGAACGTGATCTGGTCGCCAATCCCGACTTCGAAAGTGAGTCCCTTGGCAGGAACGTCGAGTTGGATGTCTCCGCTCATGACCAGATCGGGGCCGAACTTGTAGCCCAGGCGGATGGTCGAGGCATTGGCGACCGCGAACGAAGCGGAGGTCAGGGTTTGCCCCGCCGGAGCCTCGCCTGTCGCCGGGTCGGGAAAGCCATCCCCTGGAACGTCCCTGGCGATGGTCACAGGTGCCCCGACGCGCTTGATGGCGTTGTAGACCTGGGTCTGAACCGTCGTGGCCAGACTCATCCCCGCATCAATAGAATCGAGTTGTTATCGCTCAAAAGGAACGGCGCCAGGATGTCGATCACGAAGGACGGAATCACACGTTGGTGCATCCGCCCAAGATCGACGGAACCGACCTTGAGGGTTTCCGGGACCAGCCCGCCCGCATCCACGGTGCGGTCCTCGCTGGCAAGGGCAAGCGCAAGTTGGATCTGCGCCCGCTTGACCAGGGTCGGGACGGTGTTGGAATCAATGGCGTATTTGGCCCGGTCGTAGAGGCAATACCGGGGGAACGCAAGCGCTTGGAGGGCTTCGGAATGAACCCGCTGGCCCTTGTAGTCGAGGGTTTCCATGATCATGGCGGCCTGGCGCAGAACCTTTTCCTGGCCCAGAGCATCCGCCGGCCAATCCCCGGCAAAGGTCAACGTGCCGATGTAGTCGTTTGCCTCCACAAGGGATGCATACGAATTGGCATCAGCCGCGCCGGGAGTGGTGATCAGGGTCATTTCAGATCGCCCGGACGCTGATGGCGCCGCTGGTGTAGGCCGTCACCCGAGCCCGGATGTGGCTCCAGGGGGTGGCGATGGACGTAAGGGCGGGGGCCGTCCAGGAGGATCCAGTGATCGCCTGCCACACGGCGGTAGCTGCATTCACTTCGTCCTGAGAGGCGATGGTGGCCTCCAGGATCACGGTTCCGACGAAGGTTCCGAAAACCTCGATGCCGGTCGGAGCGATGTTCTTTTCCGGCGGGCAGAAGACCGGGTTCCCGGTTACGACGGCTGCGGCAGCGTCCAGGAGAATGGTCGGAGAGATGAACATCACTCCCCCTTGCCCTTGATGGCGGCCAGGATCTTCTCTTTCCCGGACTGGGCAACAAGTCCGCCCATGTCGATGCCGTTGGCGGCGGCATAGGCGATGAGTTCGCCGGCCTTCATGTCATCCAGCGACTTCGGATCGGCAGACTTGGCAACCAGAGTTACCCGGTTGTGGTCGAGTTCGTTCTGGAGCATGTCCTCGGGGATGTCCGCGAACAACTGGCCTTCCGGCCCCACTTCGCAGACAAAGCCGAAATGGCTATCTCGGGTGCCAACCGGAAGAACGCTCTTGTGGATGTTGATCGTGACCAAGGCCATGGGTTCTCCAGAGCGTCCGGGGAGCCCGTAGGCCCCCCGGATTGCCGGTTTAGTTGTTGATCGAGGTCAGCCGGGCGATACCCCTCCGGTTGAAGGATGCGAGGTTCGTGTACCACTTCAGGCGCACGATGTCGGAGTCCTTGGCTTCCTGCTTGCCGATGGCCTCGATGTTGATGCCCACCGGAGTCGAAGAGGGGTGGATCGCGCTGATGCCGACCTTCTTGGAGCCGTCATCGAACACGCCGGCCCAGACGGAAGTAAGCGCGCCGCCGGTCAGAGCCGCGCCGTTGGCGGTTTCCACGACGGACAGGTATTCGTTCTTGAAGATCGGGATGCCGTTGTAGGCGTCCACGGTGCGCCCGGAGTCCAGGGTGCGAACCATGTCACTGGTGACACCGCCCAGGGAACGAACCAGTGCCTTGTAGGCACGCATGGTGCGGGCAGGCATCATGATCCAGTCCACCTGGCCGTCCTTGGCCTTGACCAGATCCAGGAGTTCGTCCAGGAGTTGGAAGGACAGGGGCTGGCCAGCGGAGGCGGTGGTGAACTGGCCGGAATCGCACAGGCTGTGCAGCGAGTTCATGTTGGGCGAAACGCCGTCATGGGTGGCCATGCCGGTCTGGAACTGACGGCCGATGCTCTTGGCCTTGGAACTGACTTCCACGGCCATCTGATCGACGCCAGCGCTGGTGGACTGGGCCTGGACCAGACCGTCCATTTCCGCGTCACCGATGATCTTGGTGGCGGTGAAGGGAACCTGGGTGAAGGTGGCGGCGGTCTTGTGGGTGATGGTGGCGTCCACGGCGTAGAAGCCGGCGTCACCCAGCGCGTTCTCCCGGTTGACCAGGATGGCCTGGCCCTCGTAGCCGGTGAACGGCAGGAGTTCGTAGATCGGATTGATGGAGATGATGTCCTGGGCCACGCCCTGGACGATCTGGTTATTGATGAGCTTCTTGGCCTCGGCAAGAGTCTGGGTAGCCATGGAATCCTCTATTTGCTAAAGCCGGCCTTCACGAGGCCCGCTTTGATGAGTTCGGTAGACGTGGTTGGAGCCGCCCCGCCCGATGGCGTGTGGCCCTGCGGTGCGCCCCCTCCCGAGGCTCCATTCCCCTTGAACGCGGGCATATAGTCCGGTTCGGCCTTCATGCTCTTCACGAGCTCCCTGATGCTGCGAGGCTTGCCCTCGCCGTCCACGTCCACCTTCCCATCCGGGGTCAGGACGTTGACTTTGAACCCGCTCTCATCCTCGATGAACTTGAGCCGGCCCTTGACGGACGGAGCGAGGAGCTTCACGCTGCCTTCCTCCGCATTGATTGCTTCGTTCACCTGGGCGTCCACCAGATGCTGTTCCAGGGCGCTCAAGAGTTTGGTTTCGCGGGCCTTGAAACCGGCCTGCAACTTCTCTGTTTCCTTCTTGTGGTTCGCGGCCATCTGCTCTTTGATCTGCGCGGTTTCTTCGTCTTTCCGCGCGCCGTCCTCTTCGAGCTGCTTGAGCCGCTTGTATTCGTCGGGATTGATGTCCTTCAGGCGTTCCAGCTCCTTGCGGCGGTCAGCGGCTTCCTTATTGGCCTTCTTGAGGGCATCCCGCATTTCCGAGAGCCCTTCCGCATCGAGGTAGAACTTGCCGTCGTCACCCTGGGCATAGGCCGAATGCAGGCTCTGGTCGAGCCCTTCCAGGGAATCAAGAATCTGTTTCAGCGCCACGGGATCACCCCTAAAAGGTGCCCATCGCGGGCACACTCAGAGGGTCAATCCCAGTAGCTATGGGATACGGCCAAGTTCCTGCGAGTTAGGAAACCTTCATCGGGAAACACCGCATAAATTGGCCGGTGAACCATCCCGCAAGGAAAGCCAATGCCTCATCGTTATCGCTGGACACCTGGACGCCGCAGGTTTCCAGAATCTCCCATGCGGCATGAACCGACTCATGGGTCACGGTGGCGACGGTTCCATCGAACACGCCGATGATCCGCACCCGCTCATCATGCGCCGTGCTGAAGGCCAACGAGATACCGTCCACATTATCAAACGCTTGGGCTTCGTCCTTGCCACCACGGCGCTTCACGAAGGCGCGAGCATCGTCAACGTCGTTCGTGAAGTGGACCGCAAGCCCATAGACCGGGACGATGCGCCGTTTCATCCCACGGCCTGCCAAGAAACCCAGGATGAGCCTTGGTCTGCCTTCCCTTTGTCTACCAGGACAGGCATCTGAAAGGTGATGCCATTGGTCGGATGGGTGATCCAAAGCGCCTG